AATCATAAAGACGAGGATGGACAAGAGGGTCGTGAGCAAGGCAGTGAGAGTGTAGTTCATACCACCGTTCTTGTTGACTTTGATCACTTGGTTGACCAACCACCTGACCAAGTCAACCCACGAGAGGGCGGCGGCGAAGGAAAATCCAGCGACGATAGCATTAAGAGATTGCGACTCGAGTTCCGAGGCGACGAGTGTAATAGCTTGTTGAGCGGCAGCGGCAGACATTTTTTTTATACTATAAATACAGATTTTATTCTGGGAGTAAATCGTCTTCGAATAAAATTTTTCTATACTTTTTAGTATTTTTAATGTACCCTTTTAACATTCTTGGTTTTTCTTCTTTACCTGAATTATACCCTGATGATGATTCTGATTCAGTTTCGGTATCATTATCAGAGTCAGAATCTTTTTCATTATCTGAGCTTATATCGTCTGATATTTTAAAATATTCACACTCACTCGCCGATGTTTTCCATCCCTGAGGACCTGATGTGTTCATTACTATCTATAGCATTTTTTAAGATCTGTTCTGTTGTGTTTTTCGGCACCCACGTATCCCAAGAATCATATGCCATATTCATTTTAACGTATTTGTACTGTCTACCTGAGTACCTTTCAAATTTAATATCTTCATCTTCTTCATTTATTACTTCGATGTCTTCTTCATCACTTTCTGATTCATCGTAGATTTCTGGAAAAAGTGATCCTATTTTTTTACCGACTTCATTCATTGCGCAATATTTCATTGCGTATTCCATATCTTCACTTAATATAACGTTTCTCCCACACGCATCTGCGTATTCCGCTGCAAGTACCATGGAACGTTCCATGACGGGTTGTATAATGTTTAGAGCAGATTCTTGTAATTTCTCTATAATGTTTATATTTGCTTCTTTTTCTTGTAAATTCATTTTTATTAAAATAGTGTTTTAGCTGTACCGTTCTCCACTCGGAGTATGTTATAACTATGCGCCAAAACTCTAAGTTCTCTACTACAAGTATTATCTGGTGTTGTTGTAAGTTTAAGTATTTGATCTTTAATCATGCTAAAGTTTACCTGACCGGTAGGATACCAGCGTTCGGGTTCTAAAGCAAAACTATATGAATAGTACCGTCTAAAGAGTTGTGTTCGTGAATGGTGTATACCACTTTGTACTGCACGTAAGTTTATAACGTTTCCTACTTGTTTATCAATAATTTCAGAATTGTCCAGTGTTAAAGTAAGGTCCTGTAAATGTTCCATATTTACATATTTGTCACCAAATAGTATCCATCTTGAATCGTAATCAAAGACGGTACAAAAGTGACCACCGGAAATTTTCTTTATTTTTTGAATTATAAAAAAAAGTTCCTTTACGGGGTGTTTAAAATTAAGTCTGTGTGTAGTATTTACTAAACTGGATACACTTGAATCCTTTGGTATTATATCTTTATTTTCCTGAATTTGTGTAATTATATAATCTATTTTTTCAGATTTAAGTTTTTTCCTTTCTTCATTATTCAAAGATACCATTTCGGCAGTTATTTTCATGTCTTTAATGAGACCCTTTGTTGTTACAAAATCTGCTAAATAAAAAATTTCATTTTCGTTATCGGAATCTGTCGTATCATAACCCCATACACAATCACTACGTTTTCTAAGTTTAATAATAATTTCAACTTCCTGTTTATCTATAGCACAAATAGGAATAGCAAGTTCCGGATTATTATAGAAATAAAAGGGTATGTCAACAAAATAGTTCGTGTTATATGTAGCGAGACCTAAATATCCTGCTATTTCTTTTTTATGAACATATGTACCAGATTTTTCATCGGGAGGTTTACCAACGAGTTCTTTTAAACAATTTTGTTTTGTTTGTGTGACGTAATTATCGGAGTATATGGCTAAGAAATCACTTGGTATGCGTTGAATAACCTCTCCTCCAATTAATATTTCGGCATATTCAATAATAGCATGTCCTATAGACTCGACGTATCCTATGCCTTCCATACCACCTACCAAATCCTGTTGTATACTAGATAATTCAAACTTTAAACTTACCGTTTTAAGAAGATCACCCTGATCTTGTGGTATAGTACACCTTATTGTATTATCAAATTCAATTTCGCCTTCAACGTCTAAATCTCTAGTAAATGATGCAAAGTTTGCATGTTTTTGAAAATTTTTTACGAAATACGTATATTCGGGATCGTCCGTAAAAAAGATGTCCTGTGGACCTGATGTTTCTAATTGAACACGACCGGCCATTATTAATATAACTCACTAAAATTTTAAACCACCAAGTCCGCTTTCGATACGTAAAACGTTATAGTTTACTGCGTATACAAAAACTTTTGTTTCATTGGCATTGTTTTGGCGATCTATGGTTATTTCACACCATTGGTGTGCTATGCGACTAAAATTAACCTGACCCGTTGGATAATACGTTTCGGGGGTCAGGGAAAAACTGTGTATATCGAATTTATCAGGGTACCCTGTATATTTTCTTAGAGCTTGTGTGTGCGGCGAATTATAATCCGTGTTTAATATTTCCTGGTTATTAAACTTTAATTTTACGTTTTTGAGTAATACGTACCCCATAAGGTTTATATTCGGGTATGCTACGAAAAACAGTTCTTTTACGGGGTGTTTAAAGTTTAACATTACGGCTTTTTTAGTTTGGGATACATCCATTCTAAACTTTGACATTTGAACCTGTGTTATAACATATTCAATTGGTCGTGATAATAAGAAATTTTTTTCATCGTCGGAAACAAAGAAGAAATCCGTAACAAGTGATACTTTTTTCAAACTTGCAGATATATCTGAAGGTGGAGCGCTTTCATTTGGTGTATCACCGGTATAGAATTGGAGTGTAACATCGCTTAACTTTTTGAATTTAATTTGAACCTCAACATTTTGTTTTGTAAGTGCGCATACGGGTATAGCCAAACTTGGGTGTCTAAAAAAGTAAAATGGTAACATTACACTATAATCCCAATCGTAACTTACAGCTATGTATTGATTATGACCTGTTAAGAAATAGAGTGTTTGGTCTATATCGTCACCGTTATGGTGTAATTGGTTATACATGTAAATATAATCACCTGTTATGCGTTCGATAACCTGACCACCTATAAGTAAATCTGCGTGATCTATTATATGTGCTCCTATAGATTTAACATAACGAATATCATGGTTCGAAGATGTTTTTGTACCTGTAGGTTGTGGTAATGTAAATTTAAGCATCATACTTCGAATAAGATCACCCTTTTTCGAAGGTATTTTACATTTTATGGACGTATCGAAATCGACAGTACCATCAAAAGGCGTTTCTAAAGCCTCTATTGAAAATTTGGTGTGTCTTTTAAAATTCATCAGGAAATATGAAAAATCGGGTTCTCCGGTAAGCCATTGGTCCTGAGCACCAGTGACGGCGAGGTTTAATCGACCAGCCATTCTTATCTTATGTGAGTAAAATTTTATAAAATAAAACGAGGCATTAAAATAGATGAATCTTCAACTTCGAAAATTTAAACCAGAAAACATGGCTGATGATAAAGTATGTGTTTTTATAGGTAAACGTAATACGGGTAAATCAACACTCGTTACGGATATTTTATATCATAAGAAACATTTACCAGCAGGTATTGTATTATCGGCGACTGAAGAAGGTAATCATTATTATCAACAGTATATCCCTGATCTATTTATTTATGGGGATTACGATAGAGAAGCTATAGAACGTGTTATGGAAAGACAAAGAAGATTGGTTGGCGCCGGTAAAACGAATTGTGGTGCATTTTTGTTATTAGATGATTGCATGTACGATTCTAAGTTTATGAAAGATACGTGTATACGTCAATGTTTTATGAACGGGCGTCACTGGAAGATCTTTTTCATGTTAACCATGCAATATTGCATGGATTTACCACCTGCACTCAGGGCAAACGTTGATTATGTATTTATTTTAAGGGAAAACATTATTCAAAATCGCGAGAAGTTGTATAAATCCTTTTTTGGTATTTTTCCAACCTTTGAGATGTTCAATAAGGTTATGGATTCATGTACTGAAAATTACGAGTGTTTGGTTTTGGATAATACGTCTAAGAGTAATAGAATAGAGGATTGTGTTTTTTGGTACAAGGCAAAACTTAGGAAAAATTTTAAGGTCGGTGCGCCTCAATATTGGCATACGCACAAAAAGATGTTTAATCCAAAACACGGTAACATGAAACAAGGTGATAGAAATGTAGTTAAAAAAACAACACCATTAAAGGTTATTAAGAAGAAATGATACGACTATTTTCTAGACGAATAAGTTCAGCGTTAAATATATTCCCATTACCAGCACCAGATTTTTTAATACCTCTGTATAAAAATAACAGACAAGGTGAAGATTATAAAGAGTATAACGAAGTAACTACGGATAAAAACAGTGATGACGGGTACCGTGTATTAATCGACGTGTGTCATGAATCTAAAACAGTTTTTATCGATCACGATATGTCTGATTACGATGAATTAAACGATTTACCTAGAATTTTAAAAACATTTGGTTGTTTATATCCAAACTATAATTTACGACGATAGTCCAGGGTAATGCGTATTCGTTTTAAAACGAAAAAGTTTTGTATATGTATATGACTGACGTATTTACTATGAACCTTTCGGACAGTGGGGATGGTATGGTTTCATTAAATAATAATAATAAATCAACGAATTTTATCGTTAATGAACCTCCAGTACAACAGACACCTCCTACGTTACCACCACCCATAAATCAACAAATGCCGAATATTACGCCTGAAAAAAATATAAGTCAAAATAAACAAACAATGGATTCAACTGCAATTTCCGATATAATGAGTGAACCAGAAGCTCCACTCGAACCACCAATGATGGCACAAGATCCACGCATGACGCAAGCGCAAATGCAAGCGCCCATGATGATGGCGCAACAACAACCTGTACAACAACAACCTGTTGTTACCGAAACAAAACCGTCGGAATCTAAAAACCCATTTAATTTAACTGATGAACAGTTTCAAGCTCTCGTCGTCGCGGTTTGTACTGCGATAGCAATTAGTAAGCCAGTTCAAGAAAAACTTGCGAACTTCGTACCATCGTTTCTTAACGACCAAGGGAACCGAAGTATGATTGGGTTAGCATCAACTGGTGCAGTTGCTGCAGTTGCTTTTTACATAGCTAAAAGGTACGCTTAGATTTTTATGGATTTAGCGAATTTGAAAAATATCCGTTTAATCCACTTTCTCTCGTAATAATAGGGTATGCAAGAATCATACCAATTATAAACCCAGTTACGCGAAGTGAATAGACAATACCTGTACTTCTCGCATCTTTCCCGTAATTTTTATAGTGTTCTTGTATTTTCTTATTGAAAACTTGTGTAACAAGTATAGCAAAAAGGTACGCCAAGAACGATATCATGATAAGGGCCGTAAAGTCAAGAGACGCGTAGCCGAAAAATGCACCACCTTTCATGAGTTTGTTAATGAAAACGGGTGCAATGAAATGTAATAGTGTCATGTTAAACCAATAGTTGTCTAAGAGTAATGGGGACGTGTTCATGAGCATGAGAAGTGACCATAAGAATACCGATTGGCTGAGCGATCTGTATGTTACTTCTGACATGTTTCTTTATTACTACTAACATAGATTATTTATCCTGGACGTACCTGTTACAGAATTTGGTTTTTTCTGGTATTTCTTCGTATATGCCTAATTCAACACTTATTTTACGTAACTTTTTGAACTTTTCCCAATACTCTTTACTATGTGAATACTCTTCCACTGTACAGTGTGCAAGTTCGTGTAGAAGAACGTGGAAAATTTCGTTTACGTTGCCGTCTATACACAAACCTATTTCGTGTCCTTTATTTGAATTGTACCCTACGGCTCCTTTTGAGATACGGTAATGTGCAGTTATAGGAACTTCGTCGTATAACATGTCGAATTCCTCGTTATTGGTTTCCTTGAGGTGTTCCCTGAGAACCTGATATTTTTCGCGAACCTCGGTTAATTCTTCTGGTTCTTTCGTATTGATGAATATGAGTATATTTATGATAAGGAGGAGTAACGCAGCTATCATCTTATCATAAAGTGAGATAAAATATCATGGGAATGTATATGAGTAACTCCAGATCCAACGTTACTCAGGAACTTCGTAACCTCGGTGTTAGGAACATGAATATTAAAAGACTTAATTTAGGTAAACGTCTCACTTATATCGATCCTAACGGTAAAAATATAAGGTTAACCGAATTACCAAAAGAAATTGGTCTCCTTGAAAAACTAGAGTATCTTTATTTGAATACTAATAAATTAACTAAATTACCATCATCCATTGGTAACCTTAAAAACCTAAAGGAACTTGACGTGGTTAATAATTATTTAACCTCAATACCACCACAAATTGGTAACCTTAAAAACCTAAAGGAACTTGACTTGGCTAATAATAATTTAACATCAATACCACCACAAATCGGTAACCTTACAAAACTTCTGACACTTGATTTGAAATATAATGATTTAAAATCGTTACCACCACAAATCGGTCTTTGTGAAAACCTCCAGTATCTTCATTTGACTGGTAATAAATTAAAAACGTTACCAAAAGAGATTGCTAAAATTAATTTTGAAAGAATTAACGTAACAAATAACCCAAATATTAGAATACCTTATATTCTAAAAAATAAATCTATTGACGGAGGCTTTTATGATGAGTGGCATATTTTGAGGTCACCTAATAATATTAAATATAATTATACTAATTATTATAAAAACCAATTAGCGGTTATAAATAAAAAACGAAACAATTTACCTTCTCTACCGAGGAATATTACAAATAAAATAGCAAAACAAGTTTCTAACTCTAAACCTGGAACAAAACTTCCTACTAAAACTAAAAATCCTTTACGTAAATTAGTGCGTAGAATAAAAAAAGGAACAAAAGCAAAACAAGAATCAAAACTAAAACGTAACGAGGAAAATATAAAAAAAGTAATAAATCGAATTAAAAGTTCAATTAAAACACCAAACAAACCAAACACACCAAACACACCAAATATGCCAAATACACCAAACACGATCAGAAAAAAAGCGGGTAACGCCGCTCAGAGTAGACGTACGAACCGTCAATAATAATAACAGGTAAATGTATATGAGTAACAATAATAACCTCAATTCTACCA